GTATTATCTGCGCTTTTGGCTTGGCATCTGCCGCACCTCGCTCGCCGTATCGGTACTTAGAATTATGCGGTATTGCCTTATATTTTGTGTGGATTATGCGGGAACAAAAAGCAGATTTTCAGGATTCTGTCTCTTTTTCTCTTTTGTTTACCTCTCTCTCGCTGGCTTCCACCATCGAGATCACGTTCAGCAGCACCAGCCGCACCACAGCGGGGTGCAGGCAGCTGTTGTTGATGGCGTTGATGACGGACTTTTGGAGTTCTTCGATTTTTGCGGTTGTGGTCATTTCATCACCCTTTCTGCCATCGGGGAGCCGGAATATTCCGGGCGCGGATAGCTTGTATCTTCGGTTCGCGTGCCGCCGCAGGCTGCCAGCGTAAGCGGGATGACCAATGCAAGCACCAACAGCAAAGTCAACGTGGCCAAAATCTGCATGAATTTCTGCATTAAATCTCCCTCCCGTTCACGCTCAAAGAACCGCATTCAATTCTGCCGGGAATTTCAAACTTGCTGGCATTGCAGTGGATGACCTTATCTACCTGGTCAATGGCAATACCCACAAACTCGCTGGTGGCCCCACCGGTGGAATAATCAAAGCTGGGGTCGCCGGTGGAAAACCAGCCTAAAAACGTGTAGCGGGAGTTATCGCCAATATAAGATTTGCCGTACCGGCTGCTTAACACACCGGTCAGGTTGTTTTCCCAGTACCAGCGGATGCGCCCCGTGTCAATGTCCACACGAGTGCCAGCATCTTTGCCCATACGAATCCAGGCATTGTCCAGGTCATAAGTGGTTGTGCGCGCCTTATTGTGAATCTGCCCGGTCGTAATGTTGCCGCCGTTGATGATTGTCTTGTCCTGGTTCCAGGTACTCAAATCCGAAAATGTCACCACGCCGGATAGGTTGATCTGTGCGCTGGTAATCTCCGTTCCACCCGCCGTCAGCTTGATGGTGCTGCTGGTTCCGCTTGTGCTAGCCGTCAGCTTAATTTCGCTTACCGTCTGTTTGATCTCGGTTTTGGTTTCGTTGGCGGTCAGATAGTCGCCGCTGCTGGCCGTCCAGGCAGTGGGGGCGTTGCCCATCTGCACCATGGGGTGCATGATGGTCAGATCGTTGGTAACGGTGGCGTTATCGTTCGCGGTACTCACAAACAGACCGTCTGCATAGCCGTCCGCGGTCGCCGTAAAGGCTGCCCAGCGCAGCTTCCAGCCATTATCCAGCGCAATGTCCTGCTGTGCCTGCTTGAACGCGGAGCCGTAATAACTTTTTGCGCCACTGCTGCTCTTGGTCTCGAACTGCAAAAACAGGCTGTCCGTGCCAGAGTTGAGCTTGTACAGTACGCTGGCGCAGTAGGTCATGCCCTTGGCAATAACCAGTGACTTATCTGCTCCAAAGTGGAAGCGGGTGTTCCGCGCTTTATTGGTCACGCGAACAGATTCACCGCTGATCGTGTATGTTCCTTTTTTGCTCAGGTCATTGCCGCCTGCATCCAGTGTCGCATTGTTCCAGTCGTCGGTGCCCGCAATAATATTGTTGCCGCCGGTGATCCGCTGCGTTACCGTCTGGGTAATGCTGTCGGCTTTCTGGTCGATCGCGGATACTGATTCTTTAACGGTTTTGAATTCCTGCTTTGTGCTGTCCAGGTCGTTGGAAATGGTTGTTGTCGTTTCTTCCAGACTGCTGACTTTTGTGCTGATGCTATTCGCCTTTTGGCTGATGCTGGAAACATCCTTTTTCAGGCTTTCCACCGTTGCGGCGGTGGCGTAATCCTGCAATTTGCTGTCAACGGCATCATTGGCAGCGCTGGTAGCGGTGCCCTTCACGTTGGCCGTTACCGTTTCGGTCACTGACTTGGTGACCTCGGTTTTGATCTCGTCAGCGGTCTGCGAAAATAAGCTTTTTGCGCTTTCCTGCGTCAGGTAGTCGCCGCTGCTGGCATTCCACGCGGTCGGCGCGTTGCCGTATTGCAGCATGGGGTGCAGCAGCGAAAACTTGTTGGTGTAGTTGCCGGTACCAGCGTGGGTGGTACCACTGCCCATATCCACCAGCTTTAAGGTGGCGTTGTCCGGCGGCGTCCACAGGCCATACCGCAGTACCCAGCCGTCCGTCTGCTCAATCTCCAGCTGATCAGTTGGCTTAATGGTTGCCCAGCTCTGGCTGGTGGAGTACCCCGCCGTGTAAGCGATTTCCATACAGAACTCATCCGCACCAGAAACGGGTTTGTACATAACAGACAGGCACAATGTCACGCCTTTTGCCACATACGCACCCACCGTTGTCCAGCGAAAATATCGGTTGGAGTTGGTGTTGGCCATGGTCGCCCCGCCGGTTAGTTCATAGGTAATAGAACTGCCGTCGCCGGTATTGCCTTTCAGTTCAGCGTTCTTGAAGCTCTCACTGCCCAAGATCAGGTTGCCGCCGCCGGTGATTTTGGTGTCTTTTTTCACCTCAGAGGAAAGCCCGTCCACCGTTGCTTTCAGGTCGGTGTACTTGCCGGTCAGGTCGCTGGCCTTTACTTCCAGGCCGTCCACGCTGGTCTTGATCTCCAGCATCTTGCCGGTCAGGTTCTTGTAGCTCTGGCTGTTCACGGCGCTGGAACTTTCCCGGCTGGCGCTGCCCACGCTTTCAAAGCTTGCCTTGCCGGAGGAGATTGTGGCGCTCATCAGGTAGGTGTCGAACTCCCGCCCGCGTGCGTCCTTAATGTGCACGATCTGCCCGCAGGCAAGGCCGGAACTGCTGGGCACGGCCACTTTGCAGGGGGTGTAGGTCACGTTTTTCAGCACGTTGTACAGGTTTTGGACAACGCTTTTCAGGTTGGCTTCGGTGCCGGTTGTCAGCAGCAGGTTGCCCTGCACTGCATAGGTGTTGGTGGCAGTGGTGCTGTCAGGGTAGATGACCCCCACGTCACTGTCCGACTGCCGGATCTGGACTTTCTCAATGGCCTTGACCGTGTAGTCCTCGTAGCTCAGGCTGTCAGCATAATAGGCAGTGCTGTTGCTGGCACCGTCCGGGGTGATTTTAGCAGTGCGGCGCTTGTCTGTGTAGGTCAAGAATTGCAGCTTGCCGTCTGCATTCATGTGGGCGTAGCAGCCTGCCGCTTCCGCCGCCCACGAAATGATCTGGCGGCAGGTCAGGTCATCCGCGTAGAACGCCTGCACGTTATAGCTGCCATTGATGGGCAGGCTGCTGCTGGCAAGCGCGACCCCCGCCCGCTGGCAGGCCAGCTGAACCAGCTGCCAGATGGTCTTGGGGAACTGCGCCTGATTGGCCCGCAGCCAGCCGGAAAAGTCCGCATCCAGCTTGGACATGGTGTCGTAGGCCGTGACCTTGTAGCTGTTGCGCTTGGTGCGGGTGGGCTTTTCAGCATAGAAAACGCCCACCTTGGTGCGGTTCCCGGCATCGTCCTGCCGGTAGTAGGTCAGGGCATCCCCGGCAGTAATTTGCAGGCTGCCGCCCGGGTCCGCCCAGATTTCGGCTTCAATGTAGTCCGAAAACGCAGAGCCGATGGTGAACTCCTGCCCGGCGTTTACCGCAGTGTGCAGGGTGAGGCTCTTCACCGCGCTGCCGGGGGAGCCGCCCTTTAACTCGGTGCCGCTTGGGAGAGTGAGAATTGGTTGGAGCAAATATACACCTCCTTTGGTTTCAGTTAGGAGGTAGGAGTGAGGAGTTAGGAGTTCATGGTGTGCGCGTGTGCGCACGGGTTGAAAATTGGGCTGCAGTCCCGTAGGAGCGCACATTGTGCGCCCGTCGCCCTGTGGCAAATCCCATTGAGGAATATGTGGCAAAGTTTTGGAACGGTCAAGACCGTTCCCTACAGAACGAAACCTAAAGGCTGCATTAACTCCTACTTCCTACCTCCTAACTCTCAATCAGCATTCGATAATGTTAAACTTCAAATTCTTCCACTGTTTCGTCTTGGCATTGTGCCAGGCGATGCCGTATTTGCTGCAGTAGCAGGTGGTGGTTTCGGTCTCGGTGGAAGATCCGGCTTTGGGATGGGTGAACTGGAATGTGGATTTGCCTGCAAACAGCCCGATGGTGTACTTGTATTCGTCGTCAGTCAGGCAGCTGTAGACGATGGGCCAGGTGGCAACCTTTTCCCGCACCACTTCGCGGTGCATGTACCCGGCTTCGTCGCGGCCGGAATCGCTGGAATCCAGGTCGGAATAGCTCGGTTCAATGTCGCAGTCCGGTGCGTACAGGGATTTGCCATCGATCTGGAACAGATTGGTCAGGGTCACGTTACACACCTCCTGTGGCAGTCAGCTGTTTGCGCTGCCAGCGCTGTACGGCGCGGCCTACGTCCTCGTCGGTCAACTCAATGCCGTACACGGCGGAGAGAATCTCCCGCAGCACGGAAACCACGGCTTCAAAGCCCGCCATCTGGCCCGCCTGCAGGTCCTCCATGACCTCGGCCACAGCCTGCTTGATGGTGTCCAGCGGAGCTTCCACGTTGGTGCCGTGGCTCTGATCTCCCAGCACGGCGAGGAACTCCCGGTTCGCCGGAATAACCGCGCCTTGTGCCAGATAGGGAATCTGCGGGGCGGTCAGGGTGCTGATATTAAACCCGACATGCCCGCCGCCGAATATGTCCGGCAGGTCGAACGACAACCCGTTCAGCGCGTTGATGACCGTGTTGATGCCGGTGACAACGGCGGAGATCATCCGGTTGATGAAGCCGATGATGCCATTGACGGCGGTTTTGATGGCGTTCGTCATCTTATCCCAGACGGTGCTGACCGTGTTGCCGATGGCCTGCCAGGCAGCATCCCAGTTGCCGCGGAACACGGCGCTTAAAAAGTCCGCCAGCCCACGCAGCACAACAATGGCCAGATCGATGGCATCCGCAATAGCCCCAACGGCCACGCCAACAACGTCCGCAATGGCGTTGAATACCTCAGCAAACGCGGGGCCGAACGTGGCGATAATCCACTTGGCCACCGGGGCCAGCAGGTTGTTCCACAGGTCCAGCAGGCAGTTGGCAACGCTTGCCACCAGCAAAAGAATGTCATCCCACAGGGGTTTGAGGTGGGAGGACCAGAGGGTAGATAAAATCTGCATCAGGTTAGTAAGGATCGGCTGCAAAACGTTCTGCCACAGGGTGGTAAAAATGCCTTGCAGGTTTTCCAGCGCCAGGGCGGCACTCTGGGCAATGGGCTGGCCGTACTCGGCCCAGGTCAGCTGAATGCCGCCCAAAAGATCCTGCCAAACGGTCAGGGCAGCGGTTTTCATCTGCTGCCAGGCTGCATCCCACAGCGCGGCGGCGGGGGCAAGCACAGCCTGTAATGTAGCCCAGAAATTTTGCAGCTGCTGGTTTAATAGAGCCGGCGGACTTAACTGTGGCGGTTCGGCATCTGCGGCTTTGATTGTTGCAGCGCTGCTGCTTTTGCGGGTGGTGGAAGCCGCCGCAGCTCCGGCACTTTCGGCAAGAGAAGCCTGCAGCCGGTCCAGCTCATCAAATTCCGCAACGCTGCGTTTGGCGGCCTTGGCTGCTTTGGTGGTGCCACTGGCAAGTTTGGCCTGGGCTTTGGCGGCCTTGTTGGCGCTGACTGCTGCTGCGGCGGTCTGCTGCTCAAACTTTGCCACCGGAACGGCGGAGAACGCAGCGTTTACACTGCGGTTTATTTTTTTCAGGGCAGTGCACAGGCCGTTCAGCGGCTGCTGCGCGGTGTGGGTAGTTGTTTGTGTAGACAGGGCAACCTGAAGGCTGCCTGCATAGGATTTTGGCAAAAGCATCTACCTCCTTATGGGGACTTAATTGGCCAATAGGCGCTGCAGCCGCTGGCGTTCCGCTATCTCTGCCGGATTCAGGCGGGGGCGCAGGTCAACTATGGCTTTGTTTTTGCGGTAGTAGTCCTGTTCCCACGGCTGCAATTTTTGGCCGTGGTGCAGCTTGCTGCGCACCCGCAGCAGGGTGGCCAGCTGGCCGTCCCCAATGCTGTTGAACCAGGCCATAAAGGTCCACCAGTGCAGATAAGGCAGGGCGCGCACTTCGCACCCGGCGGCTTTGT